AATTCAGAAGAATCGTAGTTACGATAACCAGCAACGTTCTTTGCCTTCAGTTTGAAGTTAGCACCTTGCCAGAAATCGAACGGATCGATTGCTTCCTCATCTTCAAACTCGGGTTGCATGGCAGCAGTGATCTTATCAAAGATCTTCTTACCGAACTTGTAAAGCATGACTTTACCATCGTTCTCAGGATTGGCAGGATCCTTGACAACGTAGATGTTAGCAATGTAAGTCAGTTTACGCTTCTGCTTACGTGCAGCATCTTTGCCAGCATCAGTGCCGTTGTTCCACAGCAGTGAGTTGTATTCGGAGACAGGATCTTTCTGTCCCAGAGTGGTGAGGGAGTTCTCGATAAACCAACCACCAGGACCTTGGAAGGCATGGGAGTAGAGTTTCACGAATGGAAGATCTTCGCCGTTGGGGGCAGGAAGGAAACGGATAACGGCATATCCATTGCCGCTCTTATCACACTCCAGTTTCCAGAGACGGTCATCTCCTGAACCGCCAGTGTTATTCATTTTCTCAACTTCTTTAACCAGTTTGGCAGTCAGAGAGCCAAGTTTAGATTGCTTTTTAAGGTCTGCGAAAGACATTAGATACCTCGGATGGTTTGGATTTGGTGGATTTACTTAGATAGCATAGCAAGGATGTGCTCAACTGTCAATATGAAGTTTGAGCGATTCAATTGTTTCTCTCATACTATCGAAAAGCATATTCAGATCGGTTTCAGGTGGGAATCCCATTGAAGCAACCGATTTACGTAGATTCTCTTTCATCTCAACCGCTTGAGGGTCGTCTGAAAGAGATAACCTAGTATACATCACTTTTTGCTTTTCTAGCAAGCGTGTTAGCTTTTCAACGTTTTCCAATTGCTCTTTACGGCTCATCATAGAAAATGTTAAAAAAGTTCCATAGATCTCCTCTTGAAGATCATTAATCTCTTTTAACTCTTCTTGAATTATTTCAGAATCAAAAAAATCACTCATGAACTATTGACCGTAAAATTTTCTTGTATTGGAATACATCAATATTTATGAAGGGATCATATTTTTTCAGTTTCAAACTGATCGTTTCCCATACAGGATCCTTCAATTTTTTATCGAAATTTTTTGAAAAATGGAAGATTCTCTCGTATATTACGAAGGTTTCTAGAGATAATTTCCCGCTTAGAAGTTTTTTTAGAATAATCGGATGTCCTTTGGGACATTTGAATAATTCTTCCAATTTTATCTCCGAGAGTAATTCGCTGCTTTGTTCTCTGAACAAGTAACTCAAACTCTGCTGTCGTTTCATCCACTCTGCGTAGTTTCTTTCGCCAGAATTGATAATTTCGCCAATCCATAGGTTTTGTGGGCTATCGGTGGAAACAAAGTTGGATACAAGGAAATTAACTACTTCCTTATCAGAATATTTTCTAGAGGTTTTTTCAAACCAATATTTATCTTTTCTCTTATTAAAAGAGGATACACTTGCGCGTGTTTTTGCACCGTATTTGAAAAAATCATACTTTGGATTGGTAAAGTGATTTTTTAAAGACAGATAATGTTGATACGCATCAAATGGAGTCACTTTCGTCATCTACTAAATCAAGTCCTTCAATACAATCAACGCTGACTTCATGTTTGCCAGCAATAAGATACCAATGTTTAATTTCACCACAAATATCTGGTCTTTCTCCAAGATATTCAAGATCATCACATTTATTTTCACGCATCCATGCCTGAAGACGATGGTGCATTAATTCATTGCGTGAAATCATAGGGGAAGTTTAGCACGAGAGGTTTTCTTCATGAAGTTGAGACGGATAGCATCCCACTTCAGACGCTCTTTCAAAGATTTTGAAATGAGTTTCGTTACAGAGTCTACCTCAAGTTCGTTAATTTCGCAATAGTAGCAGATGGCATCGATGTAGTTAAATTTTTCTTCAGCAACAATTTTTTCGATCTCAAGAGCGAATTTTGATGGTGTCAAGAATTTATTCTCGATTGCTTTTTCTAGTTCTTTATTCGGTTCCATAGAGCTCCAGTTTATCTCTAACAAATTTTCTAATGTATTTGCTGAGAAGTTTGATGTACTTTGATTTGTCTCGTTCTTCATAGACGACGCATTCTCCATTTTCACAAGCCATAATGATTACAAGTTTTTTGACAGAAATTCCTGTCAGTTCATACAACATACAACCGTATGCCATACATTGTACGAAATAGTGATCGATCCACTCTCGTGGTTTCGGTTTTGCAGATGTTTTAAAATCGATTATTGCTAACTCGCCGTCATATTCGGCAATACAATCAACTGTTCCAGCAATACCAAGTTCTTTACTATATAGGGAACCTTCTAAAGCGTGAATATTATCAATATTTTTGAGTTTATGTTTTGAGATTTTAAAAAGAAAGTCTGAAATTGGCGGAACCTCGGGAAGTTCCTCATTTTTCATAAAGTGCTCTACAAGAGTATGCATATCAGTACCGCGTCTTGTAGCACGTTTGGTAATTCGATCTGCTTCCTCATTACCAACTTTTTTACGCCACTTTACAAAGATCTCCTTATTAAAATGACTGGTCACCGAAGTAATCGAGACCAGTCGGAGAAGTTCTTCTTCATCAGGAACTGAGTAATACCTTACTCCATCAATAGTCTCCCTCTCAAGTTGAGGGAGATTAATATCAACATGATTAAACATTAAAAACCTGCATCCATTTTTGCAATTAGATATTCCTTACACAATCCAGAACGAACAATATCATCAAGTCCATACTCAATAACATCAAACGAAGGCATTGCCCTAAGAATTCTCATAAAATCAACAATACCATTTCTTTCATTAGTTTTTTGCAAATCAGATTGAGTTGCATCACCACAGAAACAAATTCTGGTATTCTCACCTACCCTTGTAATTATACTATCAAGTTCATGAAAATTCAAGTTTTGGAACTCATCAACAATAACAATAGCGTTATCGAGTGTAGTTCCACGCAAGAATGAAGTGCTCCAGAACTTAATTGTTTCTTGTGCCTTTAGATTTCCATAAAGCATTTCAAAATCAGAATCTGAAGGCATCTGGAACATGTACTTCACCATATTCTTATAAGGAATCTGATAGATATCAGACTTATCCTCATAAGTTCCAGGGAGGAATCCAATTTCTCTAGTAGATACAAGAGAGCGGACGAGATAGATCCTTTCATATGGAGTGTTGTCACTCAGGACATCCTGCAAAGCATTATACAATGCAATAAATGTCTTTCCTGTTCCAGCACAACCATAGGCAATAAGATGTTTCCCCTCAGCATATGAATCAAAAAAACGTTTTTGATTGTCTGTTAATGGATCAATATCAACAAGAAAATCAGTATTGATCGGTTTCTTCCTTCTCATTTGCTTGGCAGTCATGCCAATTCCAATAGGGGAATCGTTCTTTCTCTTTCTAGTTGGCATAAGTTACTTAGATTTTTTTGACAGTTGAACCAGGTGCTTTTGCTGCTTTAGCAAGAACATCATTCCATCCAGGATTTTTATTGACAAGTTTATCTCGCCATTCTCCAACCTCTCCAGGTTGAGGACAAGTTGAAGGGTCTGACCAATCCCTTTTCCAATCAGGATTGTCTTTACACCACTGAGGCCAATCGTGAACGCTAAGAACTACTTCTTTTTGTTCACCTGTTTCATCGTTAATTACAGGATATGTCGCCATGAGTTAAGAAATAATAAGATTCAATATAATTTTATTTAGACCCACTCAAGTGCTTCTGCACAAGTTGGGAACTGTTCGATAAAGATTTTTTTACAACCTTCTGCAAGATCCATATGTTCCTTTTGAGTGCCGTTAGCAGTTCTCAAATTAATATAATGGATCCATGACCGGCACGAACCGGACATGTAAATTTTGGTGGGCGTGGCGAGTGGAAGCACAAACCGGGCACACTCCTTTGCAATTCCATATTCAAGCATCTCTTGATAGAGTTTCATACCTGCTTGGAAATGATTTTCCATTTTAATTTGAAACTCTTGATTGACAAATGGGTCAATGTCATCAATAGAATTCTGGCGGTTCTTAGTATCTTGTCTGCGAAGTTCGGGTAGAGGAATACGTTCTGCCAACATAGAACTGTCAGCATACCGTTGTGAAAATTCTTGATATGTGAAACTTCTATGACGAAGCACTTGAGCTGCCACACCTCTTGTAGTTTCCAACTCAAGAGTCATAAATGCCTGCTCAAACACAGACCAGTGGTTGTGCTTAATACAGTAACCCAACAGTTTTGCATAGTTTGGGTTTTCCTGGTTATTGGGGTTAGACACACGAGCAACGTATGCCATCATTTTCTCCGCATCGGGAGTTACACTAATAAGTTTTACAGTCATAATCAGTCGGGATAACCATCGTCGTCGTTAAAAATTTCGTCGTAATCACGTATATGTTGTGACACTTCGGCATAATCCATTGGGGAAGGTTTATATGCATCAACATCAGAATATACTTCTGCCTTGAGTCCGTCAACCAAAAGTTCCAGATTGCGGACAATAAGTTTTAAACGTTCTCTATCCATGAAAAAAAGATGTTTCGATCATTATAGCATAAAAAAAGGGGGGCGACCAACCCCCATTACTTATTTTAATTAAATTTATTCTAGTAGGTCTTTACAAATACGTTTGCATGTGGACTGATCTTCATCGCATTCTATTAAACAGCCAAAGTAATCATTTACCAAGTCTAATTCTTCGGTACAACGATCTAGAGTTCTCTCAAAATGATTCCATTCTGCTAATTGGTTGCGAGAAATAATATTATGCATAATTCACCTCAGCAATTGAACATATAATAAAAGATAGGTTTTCAGCTCATAAGCATCTCCACCTCTATTATATCTAGTAAAGTTTATGTAACGTAGTGAACTATTGTGAATAATTTACAAATTTACAAAAAAAGAGAGGTTGATGTAACCTCTCTTAATATTACCTCTTTTTTATAAGAAGTATTTCTCCGTAAAGCAATGATAGTAGTGCTATACAACCAAGGGAACTAAATCCCACGATTTGTAGAGACTGCATCACTTTGCGTAGGTTTTGCCACGGTAGCAGAAAGTACCATGGGTTTCTTTGGATTCTACACAACGTGTGTCATACTCAACACCACGATAAGCAGTGTGGGTAATTTGTGCGTCGTGAATCGCAGATGCCTTTTGGATCTGCTTGCGAATCAGATTTAGGGTGTTCATAGTAGGTCTCCTAAAAGAAAGGGTGGTTTAATCCCCGTTCCTTCAGTCGTTTGCGTCCCAAGGACATTCAGGAGTTGCCTCCTGAAGGGTCAATATGATTTCATTTTTGACAATACTCGACATATCTTCCTGTGCTTTAACACGTTGTATGATGGCAACGGTATCTTCACAAGCGAGAGTCGAGTATAATAATAAATCAATCATGGGATGAACGCTCCGTTCCGCGACTTACTTGCGTCCCACCCAAGAGCGGGATGAACGTATGAGAGTATTATAACTCTTATGTACTATCTAGTCAAGTCTTAATGTAACATACGTTACAGTTTTATAAAATCTTAAGAAGTCAAAAATTTTGCCGGGATTTTTTACCCCGATATTTGGAATTAAAGGTCGGTTTTGGTTTCAGCGTCATCAGCAAGATCTTCGACACCTTTCAGTAGTTTACTAATTACTTCTTCATTATCATCCATCTTTTTGATTTCAAATATTGAAGATTTCATATACTTCTTTAGTTTTTTATATTTTTTTATCACCTTCTTCATCTCATCGGGATCGATGTTGACGTTTAGTGGAATAGATTCTTCACTCATTTTTTCTTCGATTCTTTCTTAGGTTTATTTCCCCACAATTTGGGATTGATTCTTCCCTGTGCCTGAGTCATATTTTTAAAATCACCACGATAGTTATCATAGTAATGATCGAAAATATCTACCTTCTTAGCAGCAATTACGATATCAAACTTAGTTAATCCATCTTGAAGATATTCGATTAAAAAAGCATTAGTAGGGAGAGAACGATCCTCTCCCAGTGTGGGATCACAATCTTGATGTAAAATTTTCATATCAACCGCGTCCACCCCATTTAATGTCAGAGTATGCCTGACTTACGATTTCTTTGGTGATTTTATACTTATCATCCAACTTCTTATCCTTTACGAGGCAAACAATTTCTGCTTCTAGGGGATGTAAACCTTGAAGAAGATTGATAAACATGGTTTCTCTACGAAGAGAACTCAGTGAATCATTTCCACCACGAATGAAGTTGTAAAACTTTTGATATTCTTTACGGATAGATGAACGTCCTTGATCTTGTGAACCAAGAGAGTTTGATCCAAGTTCATTCATCATACCAACTGCATCGTTGATATTGCCTGTGACAGTTCCGCTAAAAGAATTCTGCTCTCCCACACTGGCATAAGGTACTTCGCCTGCTGGAAGGGCAGAGACTAGGCTCTCATCGAAGTTCCAGATGAAGAGTGCTTTAAGTGATGGATGTTCGTACTTTTTAAGAACTTCTACTTTTTTTGCTTTTGATCTTTGCTTTGATGTAAGTTGAAGAACTTCAAATGCAAAGGGATTGACTGCCAATTCAGTGATAGCAGTTGATTTTGATTTTGCTGCGGGCATAACTTATAATTAATAAAAATATATTGAGGGATTAATCCTCTTCTTCTTCTGATTCATCTGATGAAAAGAATCCTTCTTCAAAACGAAGAGCTAAAACTTCATCAGGAACAACATTACCATGTTCGTCAAAAAATTCTGGATGTAATCTTGGAGCATCTTGATAGTTCATCAGATATTCCCGAGCAACCCATCCACCAATAACACCTACGATTAAAAAGAGAACGGTTATAAATGAACCGAAAACTAAACTTACTGCTAACATTGTCCTACTCCGAGAAACTACTTAATTTTCTTTATTTTTAAAGAAAATTCAAAATAGATGTTTACCTCTCGTTTAAAGAAGCATACTATCTTATCTAAAATGATATAAAATGTTTTTGGTTGCTCCTTTTTACCTCCGTTAAGGACGAATTCAATACCACGATTAAAGTGGTCTGTAGGTTTATTTATGCCCTCTTCAGACGATTTGGTGTTCTTTGAGGAATTTGATTGTGTCAACGCATCCTCCTAAATTTTCTTCATTGCACTTTACCTGTGGAAATGTCGATCCTTCACCGAATTGGGAATAGAATTCTTTTTTATTAAAATCCTCATCTAAAGTGTAAACTGTAAAGTCACTACCTGTTAATTCTAACACCTGTTTGATTTTATAGCAATAGGGACAATTACTTTTTGAATAAACAGAAAATTTCATATTAACTAAAGTTTTAAACATAATACTCTTTTAATTATAAAAGAAAAGGGAGGAAGACCTCCCTAATCTCTCACCAACTACCTTTCTCACCACAGAAAGGATCTTCATTCCCAAAGACACAAGGATTATGAAGATGTTTAGACTATAACCCTCATCGAATTATTTGTCAAGGGGTTGACGAAATCTTAATATATGAGTAGAATACCTTTGTTGGGTTTAAAGATCAGGTTATGAGACACACGGAGAAAGATCCATATCGCTGGTGTACTCGTGTTCCAGATACTCTAATGTAAAGTTCCACATAATCATTTGCACTCAAAGATAATATCAACATTTTTATAGTATTCTATCCTACTAATCTTCCCCAGAAGTAGTGATCAGGATGATTACTAGGATATGCTGTTCCAGAACCTCTCTTTACACGTACATTATCATTTGCGGCAAGTGAACAAACAACAGTAGCAGTAGCACCATCATAAGTTGTTCCTGTTCCATTAAAAGCAACTAAATCAAATGTAACATTTTTCATTATGGATCCTTCTAATCTACCACTACCACTATTCACTAAAACTCCACATCCAAACATGTATATTCCAGCAACGGGTGCAGTAAAAATTCCAGTAGATGCATTATAATGATTACCAACATTATGGTCATTACTGCCACCTGTCATTGTTCCAGAATTATAAGAGCTGCCGGTCATATTCCGCCGAAAAAATGAAACTTGATAAGGCATCGTCACCCTACCACTTGAATCTATACGAAACTTTTCAGTGAGTCCAGTTACACCGCCAGCAGATGGTGTGCTATCGGTAGTTCCAAATCTTAAGGAAC